AACCTCTGGTGGCTTGCGAAAGACCATACCCAAAAGCCCTTGCTTGGTATATCCGACACACGGAAACCAAGTGGCACGCAGCAGATAACGGGCATAACGGGCGCGCGCCTCATGCGTGCGGTCATTCGCGCTATCGTCAGGCAGAAAGAGAGTTGTCAGCTCTTTAACGGCATCTTGACCGGCAGCCGCAGCCCGGTTGCGCCGCCAGCGCTCAAGATAAGCGCCGTATTGTGAGTGTGTAGACGTGATAGGCATGGCCGTTCCCGTAGCAATTTGTATGCCAAATATAACCGTTAATAGGCGAAACGGACAGGGGGAGCCGGCGCAATAGACTTGACAGGCCACTCAACATGCACGCAATACCCTATAGCCGTCGTTATGTGCTGATACTTGTTCTTCTGGTCTTCCTGAAATGTAGAGCCTTGCTGAAGCTGCACCGTAGAAAGACCTTTGTCACACCATGGCGCGGTCTTTGGGTTTACAAATAGGCTCACGCACCCGTCAGCGGTTTTAATCTTTGCGCGCACGGCGTTCTGCCTGTCCTTAATTGGCGGTGCTGACTTTTTTACCCTTCGCTCAAATTTCCACCCATTAGCCCTTAGTACGTCTTCAATGTCGGTGTAGTCAGATGAATGCCCGTGCTTTTCCCCTGCCCGCCCTGCGGGGTCTCCATAGACCAATACGTCTTTGTTTTTGTGATCTTTGAAACGCTCGCAAAACTCAACAGCGGACTGCCTAGACACAGCGCTGGTCAGCACGATTTCATCAAGCAAATAAAGATCATTGCCTCGCCTTACGCCAATTGCAGAGGATAGGGGCGTAAAATTCTGGTCGTGCATCCACATTAAGCGCTCATGAGGCTCTATCAGAGCCTTGGTATGATTGGCCTTGCTGTAATCCTCGTAAATCCTGCCGCTGGCTGTTTCAAAGCTGGCCTCAAATTCTTGCTTGAACTGCCTGGCCGACATGCTGCGCTTCATTGCGTCAATTACATCAGGCGGCAAAATCTCAGCAGACTTCCAATGAAAAACCCTGAAGTCCGGGTTGTCGCCAATTTCTGCGGCGCTGCATAGGTCGTAATAATGGTTCAAGCCGTCAGGCACGCCAAGCAGCCAACACCACGCGCGGTAATCCGGTCTCGTTGGGTTTACGGTGTTTAGTGCAGGCAGGATGTTCGCCTCCCATGCATCCGGCTTGATGTCTGCAAATTCATCAATGCCGCCACCATGCCAAGGGATGCCCTCGATCCTCTGTGGCTTGTCTAATCCGATGACGTGAATCTCAGAACCGTTCGGCAGGTAGATAATGCGATCTGATTCAGAGGGTCGTTTTGCGTGAGCCGCTGACAGGGTGAACGCTTTCAGGTCATCCCAAAAAATCTTTTTAGCCTGATCGTGAGTTGGGGCCGCAGCAAAGTATATACCTGGCACGGCGTTTGCCTGCTTTACCAAGAAGCGCTTAAACCTTTCGGTCTTCCCGCTTCGACGCCCAGCAGGCACAAGCGGGAACCTTGTTCCGTTGTGTACCGCCTTGATCAGCTCAAGCTGCACGGCGTGATCTTTTAGCGGATACCAGCGCGCAAGCTGCCTATCTAGTATTAGGTTGCCCGTTGTCATCCCGGCAGCTTCTGAATCAGGTCGTGCAGCACGGAGGCCATATCCGGCCCTTGCTGCTCCTGCTTGTCGTGCATGCCAAGATCGCGGGCAATGATGTTCGGGTTTAGAAGATCAGCAGCAGCGCCAGTAAACTTTTGCTGATAAATGATCTGCTCGACTCGCGTAATGACGGTGGAAAAATCTTCTTGATCTCTCCACGCGCGCCAAGTGGTTTCGTCAATATCCAGAAAGATGCAAAGCCCACCAATAGTCATAGCTCGCATTTTTGCTACTGGTTCTTGAACGACTACGCCCTGATAAGCAAAAGGCTTCATTTCAAACAGTGGGTTGTCTTCCACCCATTGGAAATACTCGCAGCATGCCTCCCACAGCAAATCAGCCGAGGCAAAAATCCTGTCTCGGCCATGCTTGCTTCTGGCTTTCCAAAACTGATTGCCTGCTGGTGCGGCCATTAAACGGATTTCTCCAATCTATCCAGTTCGCGCCGTGCCAACGTTGCCTCTGCAAGTGACTCGGCATTCTTGTAAGCCTTCCAAGCGGCTACCCATTCAAGGATAAGTCCACTTGAATCGGCCTGTAATGGTTTCGCCTGACTCAAGTCTGTATTCCATATCTCGCGAGCGGTCTGCAATGAAGCTAGTGCGCTCAGCTTTCGCAATAGTGCCGCACGGTAACTGTACCACAATTGGACAGTTTACCGGCGGTAGGTGTTCGGGTTGGTTTAGGTGGATCATTGCTTGTCCGCAATCTTACGCAGATTCCCGGCAATCTCGCTCAATGCGAACCAGAAACCGAATACGATACTGCACACGACCCACCCACCTACAGCCACTGCCAGCGCTGCACCTACCTGACCTTGAAACATCATCACGACAGCGATAAGCAGCACCGCGCCGAATGCGAAGTAGGCCAGCACGTCGTTAGTTTTGATAATTGCGGATTTTATGCTCATGTTATTTCCCCTCTGGTTAAGTTGACCCTAGCGTCTGCTAGGCACTTATACCCGATGATGCGACCAAGCGTCTGACGGGGTTAATGCCGAGATGGCATTGGTAATGGGTGGCCAGTTGCGAACCTGGCACAAGTGGTATTTATTCAGGCCTAAGTCCACTCTTCCTGCGAGTCGTATCGCCTACGCATTCACCCATTCCAATACCATCGCTGGTATGGGCCGTCTTTCCGGCTGTCATAATAACCCGCGCGCGCCTTTCGGCTGCCGGCCCTTAGTTTCGGATCTCGCCGCGTTTTCTGCGCGGACAGCATGGCAAACCGTCCTAAGCCCGCTCCATGCGTTGGCTTGTGTATATATTAGACGCTTTCCGACATGCGTCAAGCTATTTTATGGATGTTTTCAGGCAAATATCGGATTGATAACGCCTTAGCTATTCGTGGATCGGATTGCTGCGCTGCTAGTGCTAATGCGTGTTCATGCTTACGCTTGCGCCATGCCTCATGTGCTGCGTCGGGGCAGGTGAACAAGCCAAGTGACTCCCGCTTGCCAGTGAACAGATTGCAGCACTGCGCCCTGAATCTCCCACTCTGCTTGTGCCAGCACGCGCCGAGCGGGAATTCGCCCCGGTCTGCCGCGCGGTCGGTTGTGAATTTGTTCAACCCGCTGGTGATGAACACACATGTATCAGGGCCGTATACCTTGCTGCCTGGAAACAGCAGGTCTTTGTCAAGCTGCATGCCCTGCCAGTCCTGCTTGACCATCCACGCTCTAAAGCCCATAAATCTGTGCCACTCAGGAGCAACTGAGCAGCCAATGCAGGCTGGATATTTAGCTTGTTTCTTGGCGCTATAGCAGCGCTCTAGCATGTGCGCCCACGCCCGGTAAAACGGGCAAATTGACATTTTGCCGCTGACAATTGATGTAACGGCGTAGTCAGCATCATTAACACCTACACCCTGGACTAGCTTTGTTTTTTTACGCATTTCTTTCACCCAAAGAAAAAGGCTATGCACTCATTCCGGGTCAGAGAAGGGCGAAGTAACCCTACCGGAAAAATGCACAGCCTTTTGCTCACTTCGTTTTGCGGCTCTGACCCCGCTAAAGCCAATATACCAAGCAGGCTTTGCGGGATCAACTCTAACGCTGCCTTTGCTTTTCTATGTGAATGCTGAGCATTTGTTCAGCCAATTTGCGCAACGGCTCTTCATACCGCGCAGCCATTTTCAGCGCCAGCTCAGTGTCACCACGGATCAGCGCCAGGATGATTTGGAATGGCTCGTAATCGTCCGTGTCGGTGTATAGGATTTCTTCGTAGGCACGCTCAGCAAACTTGAAGAAGCTCAAGCCGCTTGCGTCATCGGCGTTCATGAGCTGGTCGATTAGGGCTTGCATACACAGTCCTCCGGCTTGCATCCAACGAATCCAGTTAGCGGGCCGCCCGGTAATTGGTCTACAAGGTTTTCCATATCCTCAAGACTCACCCGCTTTGCAGGGTCGTCGCTGGCTATGCGTTCGACGGCTAACTGCTCGATGGTGTCCGCTGTCCTAGGACTAGGGACGGTTTGAGCATGTGGCGCGGTGCGTGTCAATGCTTCGAGGCGCAACTCAGCCGCAACCATGCGCGCGCCGTAATGCTGGGTCTTTTCCGCATCATACAGCCCGCCCTTATAACCGGCCTTAGCGACGCCAAGCGTACGCGCCGCGCACTTGCGCCAGATAGCCTTGAACGCGCAGCCTTCGGCAAAGGTCATGCCCAGCGCTTCAATGATGTCTTCACATTCCGCCATGTACGGATCAAGGCGTTTAGGTGATTCGATCTTGACAAGGTAGTAGCTCACATCCTTGCCCGTGTATTCCGCTGTACTGCCGTCGCTTTTGCTCATGATGTAAGCCCCAAAACGTAAGCGGAAACAATGGCCACAAAAAAGTTCACGCCCTGCATGAAGCTTATGCCATCCTCGCTTCCCGGAATGAAGCCCGCTCCAAAATTTAAGCCAACAGCAAAAATCAAAATTACTTTACCCATTCACTTTCACCCCTGCTTTTTCGATTGCTTGGCGCACCCGCTCGCCGTTCATCATGCCATTACACGCCTCAAATGGCAGCTCAATCACCAGCGAGTCGAGCGCGGCGTTGAACCCAAGCCACATATCATGCTTGGCCGGGTGATGCTGCGTCATTCCATTTTTGCGCATCCACGCCTCAAACTTCGCCCGCCGTGCCTCGGTTACCGATTCCATACCGCCCCCTCCATCCCGTTTATTTTCCTATGCGCCTCAATCCGCCCCTTACATCGCGCAAACAAGCTAGCCATAGGGTTACTCATATTCTCCGCGAAAAACACACCAGCGGCCTCTTTGACCCCTTCCCGGTGCTTTCTCGCGTACCGTTTAGCATTGCTGCCGGCTTTCAGGGTTAAGACTTCGCCGTCCGGGCGGATGATCTTGATTAGCGCGGGCTGGCCGGAGCGCTTGGGGTTGGTGAATAGCACGGTCATTTGCCTAGCTCCTTGCGAACCTTACACCCCATCGCCACTGTCTCAAACGTCACCGGCTTGGCTTTGAACCAATCTGCCAACGTCCGACGCGGCACCCCTGAAAGCTCCTGCATTTCCTGCAAGCCTGTTAGGCCATGCTCGATTGCAGCCATAGCGGCTGGGCTGGATGGTTTGCCGGTCATTGCTGCTCACCCTCCACAAACCCAGTCGGCTCTGCCGGGCTAGCCGCAATCATTGCTTGCAATATCGGCTTCCAAATCGCCCACCATGCCAGCGCTCGGCTATCCATGCGCTCAATTTCTTTATCTCCAAACGCCCACCACTCTGAGATTAGGTGGCGCTGGCAACCAATTTGCAAAGTGTCGTGTGTATAAGCGACAGGCCAAATATCTGCCTGCACTGATTTAACGTTGGTCATGTTTCCAACTGCTAACAGGTCGGCGTAGCTCAGGTCGGCGTAGCTCAGGTCGGCGTAGCTCAGGTCGGCGTAGCTCAGGTTGGCGTAGCTCAGGTTGGCGGAGCGCAGGTCGGCGTAGCGCAGGTTGGCGGAGCGCAGGTTGGCGGAGCGCAGGTTGGCGTAGCGCAGGTCGGCGTAGCTCAGGTTGGCGTAGCGCAGGTCGGCGTAGCTCAGGTCGGCGTAGCTCAGGTCGGCGTAGCTCAGGTCGGCGGAGCGCAGGTCGGCGGAGCGCAGGTCGGCGCGCTCGCCGCCATCTTCACAACCAAGCCAAAGTTGATGCTTTTGCAGGATTTCTTGCAGTTGTTCTGCGGTGTAAGTTTTCATGGTTTCCCCTCTTGATTGCGCCCGGTTAGGGGCGCGGTTGGATTAATTGAACGTCGCGTCGATTTTTTCCCAAACGGCAGGCCCGGCACATGTCTGGTCTTTCACCTTGGCTTTTGCTTCTGCGTAGGTGTCGCCAAATCCTTTCATACGATGCTCGATTTCGCGAGAAGTGCTAGCAACCATGTGTGCGATGAGTTGAGAGTTTGTCATTTTGCTTCCCCTTCACGTTGTTTGCTTTGATGGGTCTATTCTGGCGGCATTTGCGCACATAGTCAAGCGGGCAGGCGATGAATGGTCATCTCTGCAATTCGCGCAGCTTGGCGCGATACTCGGCCTTAATCGCTTTCAGGTCTTCAATGGTGTAGCGCTTTGGCTCATGCGGCCCCTCTAGCCATTCGACCTTTTCCACACCGATGCGTCTTAACAGCCTTAACCGGTACTCAATCACGTTGCCGCTCTTGTGTTTGTTGCAAGGCGCGCATTGCTTATGCACGTTCAGCGGTTCAAATCTCAATTCGGGCGAGCTGCCAACACTTCGATAATGCCCGGCGTGGTATTGGCCTCTGTGACATCTGCCGCAACTTATGCAGGGTTTGTCTTTGTCGCGCTCACGGATAAACGCATTGAAAGCTGCCTGTGCGTCTTTTGCATGCTCACCCTTGGTCTTGGTCGCCTCTTTGCGTTTCGCGTGTTCTGCGCGCTCTTTGGAGGCTTCCTGCGCCTGTTTCTTTGCTTGCGCCGCCCTGGCAATCTCAACAGCGCAATCAGGGCTGCACCAAGTTTGAAAACTACGCGCCGGCACAAATGGGGTTTTGCAGTGCTTGCACTTTTTTGGCTTGCCGCTGATTGCTTTGATCACTTTCGATTAACCTCAGACCATAAAAAAACAAGCGCGGAGGCTAGAAGGTAAAGCCAGTAAACAGGCCACAGAAAAACCCTGCGATTAAATGCTGCAAAATCATCGGCAGCCATGATCGTAATAATCGCTCCAATTCCATAAATAAAAATTGCTGCCGCCATGTAGTCTTGAGCCATCAGCCATTCTCCCCGCTTAGCAAATCATCAAACACAACACCCTTTGCGCCAAACTCTTGCGCGATCTTGTCCGTGTAGGCGATACCTTGCGCTCGGTCAAATAAGCGCGTAACCGGGAAGCCATCCGGCCCGAACAGCGCGCATGGCCCCATCAGCTCTAGCTTGGTTTCGTAGGTCAGCATCAGAAACGAGACGGTCCAAGCATGGCGAAAGTCATCGGACGCCTTGCGCATGATTGGAACCCCGAAGTGAAGCTTGCAGTATTTGCGCGCGTTTTCTTCGTCGCCAATCTCGGTCATTTCGGCTATGCGCTTGTACATGGCGAACCATAAGCCGTTTTGATCTAGCGTCCGGTCTTTACCAGGGCGAATGCTGATTACCAAGAATTTATGCTCTCGAAACATGGCTGTGATCTTGGCTATGGCTTCTGATAGCTTGGCCACTCCGTTGACGCTTAGCTTGATTACGTTACTCATCGGATTCGACCATTTGCATTGCTAGCTTTCCGTAATAGCGAATCAATCGGCGTGCGACTCCAAGTTCTTGGCGAGCTTTCTTTCGCTCCTGAATCAAAACCCATGCTCGCGCGCAATGCTCGCAGCCAGTATCTTCGTCGGCCAGATACTCAGTCACTTCATCATCATAAAGCCGTTCGCCATCGTAGTTAAATGCGTGCCAAAGGTGGGTTTTGGTATTGCCCTTACTGTCGGTTAGCTGCTCAATTTTGGAATAACCGCCGCCCCGCCATTGCAAGTCGTATTCCCTGTCTAGCTCAACCTGCGTTGGGCATTTGGCAAGCTCGCTACCAATCGCGCCGGAAGCCGCAGCAAGGTTATTTACAGCCAGCTCATGCCGCGCCAATGCCTGAATAAACTTTTTCATTTCTTCGCCCCCATAGCCCGCCGTACCGATCCGTCACGCCAAATCACTCTGTGGTCATTCCCGCGCGATACCGTTACGCCTTGTGGTGTTTCCTGCACTGTGAAGCCCTGAGCTATCAGCTCATTGGCTTTGATTCTTTGGTCAATGTTCAAAAGTCCATACCCCTGCGGCTAGTTTTTGCGGGCTGCGGGTCTGGCTCAATCCAGCCAGGCGCGAGTGGGTCAAACCTGGAGAACTGGCCATTGAATACGGTCTTCACGGTGCCGGTTTCAATATCGCGGCCTTTTCCTATGATAATTTCAGCTATGCCCTTGTATTCAGTCTCCGGGTGGTATACCTCGTCACGGTAGACGAACAGGATAATGTCCGCGTCTTGTTCAATTGCCCCGGACTCACGCAGGTCTGAACACATTGGCCGCTTGTTTGGCCGCTGCTCAAGTGAGCGATTCAACTGGCTGAGCATGATCACCGGCACTCCCAGCTCGCGCGCCATCAGCTTTGCGCCGCGACTCATTGCGCTTACTGCTTCGGTTCGATTGCCTGTTCCGCTTTCCTCGTCCAGCAATTGCAGATAGTCGATGACAATCAGATCAAGCCCTGTTCGTAGTTTTTTGCGTCGGGCAATTGATCGAATACGGCTCATGGTCAGGCCGGGCCGGTCGGACATATCCAAGCCAGAGTCACGAATCTTTCCGGCTGCGGCGGTTAGCTTGATTGAGTTGTCGCCTTGGCCAGCTCGACCGGATTTTATGTCCTGCAAAGGTATGCGCCCCTCTGCTGCCAAAAAACGATCCATCAACTGGCCGTTGGCCATTTCCAAGCTGAACACTAAAACCTTTTTCTTTTCGCGTATGGCTACATGCGCCCCAATGTTCATGGCAAGGGTTGTTTTCCCCATAGCAGGGCGACCGGCAATGATAACAAGCTGTTCCGGCTTCAAGCCTTGCAGGTATTCATCAAGATCAGGAAGCCCCGTAGATAAACCATCAAGCGCGCCCTTCATTTGCTCGCGGCGCTCCAACACCGGCAAATGATCAATCAGAACATCCCACGCGCTCACAACGTCAGCAGTATTTGCCGCGCCCTCAATCGCCAGCACCTCAGACTGAGCCTGCGCCACCTTATCGGCCGTCTCTGCTGTGCTATGGGCAATTTCATGGATCGTGGCGGAAACTTCCAATAGTCGGCGGTCAAGGCTTCGCTCGCGCACAATCTTTGCGTATGACTTGGCGTTAGCAACCGAAGGCGTGCCGCGCTGAATCTCGCCAACATAGCCCAAAGCGTTCTCGCCGTTTTCAAGCGTGCCAATGATTTCCGATACGGTCAGGAAGTCAACTCCCTGCTGTCGCGAATGAAGGTCAATGATTGCTCGGAAAATATCGGCGTGGTCTGGCCAGTTAAAATCCTCTGATCTCAGGTCCTCGCTCAAAACGTCAATCAGTGACGGGTCGATCAGCATTGCGCCTAGCACGCCCTGTTCGGCCTCTAGGCTGTATGGATCACGCATTGTTCCCCTCTCCGTGGTAGTTACCTTCGATTATTTTTTGGAAGTTCTCAGGCTTTAGCAGCCAGTCAAAGCAGCACCCATGCCAAGGTTTAGCGCCCCTGCCCATTAGGAAATCAGATTTAGCCACATAGCCAAAAAACTTGGCGAAGAAATCAGGCTCAGCATAACGGCCTCCGCGCTTTACGATTGACCGTATGGCCTTCTTGCGTTTCTCGGTTATGTCGCGCGGTTGAGGTAATGCCGCCAAGTGTTCGCCAAATGCCTCTGCAACCGACTGGTAATTGATCCTGTCCGCCTTGGGTGATTCAGCTTGCTGATCACAAGAGCTTTTAACTTCAGGAATCAGTGAATCAGGAATCAGGAATCCGGAATCAGGAATCAGGGCGTTTTCTAACGGTGGTTTAACGTTAACTAACGTTTCATTAACGTGAACCTTGCGTGCCTTACCGGAAACCACAACGTTACGACTGCGCTCATTTACAGTCAAAAAGCCGGTATCGTCTGGCAAAATGCTATCTTTTTCTGATCCGTGCGGGTTTTGGTGTTTTGAAAAGTTCAGGATTTCAATAACCTGAAAATCCTCAAAACTGTATCGCTTGATAAAACCGGCACCCTTCAACGCCTCAAGACCTTCGTTAACATCGTATGAGTCGCACGGGAAAAGCTCCATCTTGATACGCTTTGGCCGATCCTCTAATCGGCCCTCACGGTCGGCAAGGCACCACAGGCCAATGAAAAGCAGGCGGTCGAACGCTTGAAGCTCTGCAAGCATTTCATTGCAGAAAAATCCGGGCTTTATGTTTCTTGACCTCGCCACATCTACCCCCTCAATGATTCCCGCAAATGCATCAGGCATTCGCTAACAATCCGGCGCTTTGCAACCTTGCTGTAGCAGTGGCCAACCTGCCATGCCAATTGCTGCGCCCTTTGCTTGTGTTCGGCCTTGCTCATTCCGCAGCCCTTGCGCGCAGTCGCTTTGCCTCGGTTTCAAGCTGCTCAGCTCGCGCTTTCATGGCAAGGCGCACGGACTCGCGGCGCGACTTCGGCACCTCATCGCCCCACTGATACACCGCTGATTCACTGATGCCGATTGCCTTGGCGATCTGCTGCTTGGTTTCAAAGAAGTCTAAAACGTCAGATAGAAGCATTTTGGTTTCCCTTTTGGTTGCTGGTGCAGGCCATATTAGCTTCTGTAATTTAATTTGCAAGTGCTGTTGACGGCCGACAAAGCAAAACCTATCATGGCGGCAGGTAAAACAACGCGAGAGGGGAATCCCATGCAAGACAATCAAGTCGTAACAGTTGAAGAAATCAGCGAAGCCAATGCGCCAGCCATTTACGTTAAAGGCGGGCTACAGCAGTTTCTTGACGCAGTTAAAGCCGAAGTGGTGGCGGAGGTTCCCGACCTCACCACCAAGAAGGGGCGCGACCGCATCGCCTCCCTTGCGTCAAAGGTCAGCAAATCCAAGGTTGCTGTAGAAAAGCCGGGGCGCGAGTACCTAGCTCGCCTTAAAGAGATGCCCAAAGTCGTTGAGGCTGAACTTCGCGAGTTTGTCCGCGCTATGGACGTCCTGCGCGACGACACACGCAAACCGCTGACGGAATGGGAAGAGCGCGAGCAGCAACGTATTGACCGTATTAAGTCCCAGGTTGCGCGCCTTGGCGATACCGATACGGCGGATATGTCATCTGCTGATATTTTGCAGTCGATTGAAAGCCTTGAAGCGCATGTGATTGACGCGCAATACGAAGAGTTTGATTCCGAAGCGCACCGGGTTAAATCCGCTTCTCTCGCCGCTCTTCGTGATGCCTTGGCTAAGCAACAGCAATACGAATCCGAGCAGGCAGAGCTTTCCCGTCTGCGCCAAGAGCAAGCCGAGCGCGAAGCCCAAGCTGAGCGTGACCGTATCGCCAAAGAGGCAGCAGAGCGCGCAACACGCGAAGCTGAAGAGAAAGCCAAGGCAGAACGAGAAGCAGCAGAACAGCGCGAGCGTGACGCAAAGCTGGCAGCAGAACGCCGCGAACTTGAACTGCAATTGCAGGCGGAAGAGGCTAAACGTCAAGCGGCAGAAGCCGAGCGCAAGCAAGCCGAGGCAGAGCATAAGGCAGCACAGGACAAGATAGACGCAGAGCGCCGCCAAGCCGAGGCTGTGGCCCGTGCAGAAGCGGCAGAGCGCCAGCGCGCAGCGGATGAGCAAGCCGAGGCAGAGCGTCAAGCAAAGGCGCGCGAGGCAGACCGCAAGCACAAATCAGCGGTTATGGGTGCGGCCAAGGAAGCAATCATGCTTGCAGGCATTACCGAAGATCAGGCGCGCGAAGTTGTTAAGCTGATCGCCGCTGGCAAAGTTCCACACACAACAATCAGTTTCTAAGGGGAATAAGATGGGCGATTTAATCCAACACCAAGAACACGCGCTAGCAGTGGCCAGCGAATCTACGACCATCCTGCAAGTGATCCAGCGCGCAGCGGCAGACCCGCAATGTGATATCGAAAAGATGGAACGCCTTATGGCCATGCATGAGCGTATGCAGGCCAAGAGCGCGCAGACCGAGTACAACGCAGCCCTTGCCGCTATGCAGTGCGACATTCCTAGCATTGCAGAGCGCGGGGCTGGTCATAACAAAATCACCTATGCCACGCTTGAAGACATTAACGACGTAATCAAGCCGATCATGCAGCGCTACGGCTTTGCTATGTCGTTTAAGGTCGAGCATGCGCAGGGCGGCATTAGCGTGACCGGCATTCTCATGCATCGCGCTGGTCATCGCGAGGAAACCACCATGCTTCTTCCTAGCGATACCAGCGGCAGCAAAAACGCTGTGCAGGCTGTCGCATCGTCGGTCAGCTACGGCAAGCGCTACGTTATGTGCGCAATGCTTAACATCACCACGCGCGGCGAAGATGATGACGGCTACGCAGCCGTTCCAAGTGCATGCATCACCGAACAACAGGCCAAGGCAATCCGCGCGAAGCTGGCAGAGTGCAAGCCTGAAACACAAGCAAAGTTTATTGAGCTTTACGGCGAGCCTGAGTCAATCGAAAAATCCGAACATGACAAGGTTTGCGCCCAGCTTGCCAAGGCCGCTAAGCGCGACAAGGGAGAGGCATAATGCAGATCATCCGTGAAATTGAGCAGGGGTCAGCCGATTGGCTGGCCTTGCGCCTAGGCATCGTCACATGCTCGGAGCTGGATTGCCTGTTGGTCAATGGCAAGGGGCCGGAGGGTTTCGGCGCTGGCGCTATGTCGTACATGGATCAACTAATTGGCGAGCGCATTACCGGCGAAGCGGCAGAGCTACCGTTCTCAACGCGCGCAACCGAGCGCGGCAAAGAGTTTGAGTTGCTGGCGCGTGACCTGTATCAGATCCGCGAAGAGGTCACGGTAGAAGAAGTGGCCATAATCCTAAACCACGGTATTGGCTACTCCCCTGACGGACTTGTTGGTAATAACGGCTTGACTGAAATCAAGTCAAAGCTGCCAAAGTTTCAGGTCGGTGTAATCCTGTCTGGCGAAGTTCCAAAAGAACACGTAGCGCAATGTCAGGGCGGCTTGTATGTTTCCGGTCGCGAATGGATCGATTTTATAAGCTACTGGAAAGGAATGCCGCTGTTTGTTAAACGAATGTACCGGGATGAGGCCTATATTGCCAAGCTGGCCGAGCGCGTTACCACGTTCAATGAATTGCTAGAAGATCGAATGGCCAAGGTTCTGGCCGCATAACCAAGGAGAAAGATATGCCCGTTTCAGAATTTGGCCGAATTGGCCGTGATGCAGAATTGCGCTACACGCCAAGCGGTGACGCCGTGTGTGGCATTCCGGTAGCTGTTGACTATGGCCGCAAGGGTCAAGACGGCAAAAAGCCTACTCAGTGGTATGAAGTCACGCTATGGGGGAAGCAGGCCGAAGCGCTGGCACCTTACTTGCTGAAAGGTAAGCAAGTTTTCTTTACCGGCACCGATTTGCACGTCGAATCGTTTAGCAAGTCGGACGGCTCGCAAGGCGTAAAGCTGGCTTGCCGTGCTGGCGAGATCAAGTTTGCCAGCGATGGCCAGCAGCAACAGCAGGCAGCGCCGCAACCAAAGCCAGTGCCGCGCCAGGCTCCAAAGCCAGCAGCGCCAGTCGATGATTTTGATGAAGACCCTATCCCGTTTTGATTCATTAAGCCCGCTACCACAGCGGGCTTTTTTATGTATAATCACCCCAGCGCCAATAGGTTCCCCTCCCTGGTCGCGCTACTAAGCCCCTTCATTGTGGGCTTTTTTATTGCCCGGAGTTTATATGTCCAGACTTGATAAGCCAGTCGGCAAGTACACCGCTGATAACCGAGACTTCATGCCGGTCTATCACATGGCCGTGAGGCTGCTAAATACGCCGCCTGAGCAACGCAAGGCCATAACCGATACGCTAGCGCCGGAGTTTCTGGAAAGGTGTAGGAAGGAGGCAAAGCGCTTGCAGGAATTGTGGGCAAAAGAAAGCCCGCGATGATGGCGGGCTTGGCTGGTTAGATGCCGGCGGCTAAAAGTTTTATGTCATCCTCGCTCAATCCGGCGTCTTTGGCTTTTTGCAGTGCGTCACGGAAATCATCTAATTTGTGCTGAAGCGCTGCGTCTTCTTTCGTCGGTTTATGGATTGTCAGCGCCGTAATTGGAACGTACCAAAAACCAGCAACTTCAACCATTTTCACTTTAGAATATGGCGCGTCTGACCCCATGATGTATTTACCTTTAGCAAGGCGCTTTGCTGTTTGCTCAACTTCGCACAATGCTAGCGGCACTTGAGCGCCGCGACCCTCCGTCAAATCGGTGTTGGTAAATACGCAAAATATTTCTTTTGTGAGCATATCAATTCCCCTCTGTGTTGGATTGCATGGCCTGCCGTATTGCATCGCGCAGACTTCCCATGTTTTCCATAACGCACTTGGTTGGTAATTGCACGTTGCCAATTTCGTTTTCTGGATCTGCCAGCCAGTCTAGAAGCGCTTTGTCGCCCCGCAGCGCCTCGTTTTCTGCACGCAGGCGTCGGATCTCTGAAACCAAGCCAATAGCTTCTGACGACTCAATCATGAATCCGCCATTAAAGCGCTGGCAGCATTGGTCAATCTCCGCCAACAGCTCATCAGTGATGCTTTTGATAGGTGTGGTAGTCATTTTGAATACCCATCTACGGCTTTAATGTGGCCAATCTCAAAACCTAAGAGGTCAATTGATCGGTAGAAAATGCCGTTGGTAAAGTTGCTAACGCGAAGAAGGCCGCGCGAGCGCATGGCGTCAAGAATGGCTCGGGCGTCGCGTTTTTCTATTCTCAGAAGGTTTGCGGCGTCCTTGGCTGAAAAGTAGCCGTTGCCGGAATCATCGGCTGCCTGTTTTCTCATTCGCTTGGCTGCAAACTTAAAAACCGCCAGCTCCGAATTATCCATTTTGCTTTGGTCTATCCCTGCTACCTGAGCAACGTCAGGCGGGGAAAGATAGCGGTCATCAGCTACAACCTTTAACGCCCTGACTTCAACTAGTCCGCGATTTTCACGGGCAAAATCAAAGCTACATGACCTCCATTCCTGATTGGTAACCTCGCTACGAAACTGGTAAATGTCGGCATCAGCGCAAAGACGGCCATATTGAGTAAAGCCTGAGTTGACAAGGCTCAAGCCCGCAGCTTCGATTGCCTGGCTAGTCATTCCCCACCCTCCAGCTTATCCAGTTCGGTGCGGATGGCGGCGAGTTGATTCGGAGTGTTAGCCCATTCCGAGTCAATGTAGGCCGTAAATTTAGCTGGCGGGTTTTCCATTTTATCGCATCCGTAGATATGGTCAGACGGCAACCAATAAACGCTGATTGAGTTGACATGCGCCATGTAGTCAAAGAAAACGTGCCACTTACCCTGAGCTGTGATTCTCATGCACTGCGCTAGGATGGCGGCGCAGGTGTCGATGTGGTCGGTCATTTGGTTTCTCCTTTGGCTTTTGCGATTGCGGCTACGGCTTTGCTATAAGCCCCGGCTTGATCGCCGAAGTGTGTTGAATTGCCATGCCCTGCTGCCATGTACAGCTCCAGCGCCTCAAGCAAATCAGGCGCGGCGCTGATTAGGTGGGCGTCGGCAATGTCGTGCTGATCTCGGCCTTTTACCTTGCGCTCGATAACAGCAATGCCCGGCTCGACGTACAAATAGCAGTCGTCAATCTCACCTGTTACTGGGTTAAATTTCGTGGCAGTCCACGGGCCACTTGTATGCTTACTCATCATCTTTCCCCTCTTTGATGCTGCTGATCATCCGGTCAACCGCTTTCAACTTGCGTGCAGCTTCCCGCTCGATGTTGGCGCGGACTCGGTGTAGGGCCTCGACTTCATCGAACTCGCCAGCGTGCGCTTTCATCGCTGCGCGAACTTGGCCACGGCGCAGATAAGGCACCGTATCGCCCCAGCTCACGACCGTGACCGGCTTAACCCCGATTGCGCGGGCTAGATCGGCTTTAGATCCGAAGAAGTCCACTGCTATATCCATTCTCATGCGTCGCCTCTGTGTTTGTGTTTTGTCTAGAATATAGTTTGACGTGCGCTATGTACAGTGTATATTTGCCGAAACCGAAACGAACAGAGGGGATGCAAATTGATCACAATGGAAAGCAGCACCATTCAGGCGAAAGAAGCCGACCGCGCCATGATCCGCGATCTTATGGCCACGTACACCGGCCCAATAACCGTAGTAACCCCGCCACCGGGAACCAATGCCTTAGCCGAATGGCGCGGCGTTAATCAGATTGCGCTGCCGGGTAGCAGCATCAACAGCAAGGATCAAAACGAGCTGCTGGCCAAGGTTGGCCGCATGACCGAGCTAGTCAGCCTAGGCGCTAATAATGCGTCCATCGCCAAAGCCCTCAAAATGCGTGTGAGTGGCGTTGTTAATCTGGCTAAGGCGCATGGGGTGGCGTTGAATGGCTAAGGGTGTCTGGCGTCCGCGCAGTGAGCGTATGCCGCGTGACGAGTACTTGGCTCGGGCTTATGAGTTCGCCCACGCTAAAAACGCCAAGCTATCGGATGAAATAGCGCACTGCATCAGGACAAACCGCCAAGGGTTGACCGACCAGCAGCAAGCCGAGTTATATGGCGTCCACAAAAACACGATCTACAAAATTCGCCATCATCTGGCGTATGCGAGGGGATAACATGCAAAACAGCGCCTACCATGAGTTCTTAAAATCAAAGCGGCACACGTCTAACGACTTTGGCTTCGATCCTGTATGGATGCCTGAGTGCGCTTTCGACTTTCAAGAGTTCATCATTGCCAAAGCAGTGCGCAAGGGTCGCGTAGGAATCTTTGCCGATACCGGGCTGGGCAAGACCCTGCAACAGCTTGCCATTGCCGAGAACATCATCCGCGCGACCAATAAGCGTGTATTGATCCTTACGCCGCTGGCCGTTGCGTTTCAATTCATCGACGAGGCGACCCGTATCGGTATTGACGATATCGAACACAGCAAAGACGGCCAGTTCTCGAAAAAGATTGTCGTGTGCAACTACGAGCGCCTGCACTTGCTGAATCCCGACGACTTCGAGTGCGTGATGCTTGACGAGTCGAGCATTCTCAAAAACTTTGCCGGCAAGACGCGTGACGCAATCGTCGCATTTATCAAGCGCGTGCCTTACCGTTTCTTGTCCACTGCTACCCCTTCGCCTAACGACTTTATTGAGCTTGGCAACAGCTCAGAAGCGCTTGGGTATATGGGGTACATGGACATGCTCGGTAAGTTTTTCCGCAGCAACCAGGCGAGCGTAGACAGCAACAACCGCAACATCGGGGAGAAGTTCTACCTCAAGCCGCACGCAGAGAAAGATTTTTTTGCATGGGTCAATCAGTGGTCGATTATGGTTAAGAAACCGTCCGACCTCGGGTTCTCTGACAAAGGCTACGAGCTTCCGCCGTTGCACACTAAAAGCCATGTGGTACACAACGAAAAGCAATGGACTATCGGCGGTCAGGCTTCGCTATTCGCCATGCCTGCAAAGACCATGAGCGAGGTGCGCGAAGAGCAGAAACTGACCGTAACAGAGCGTTGCGAGAAAGCCATTCAACTGGCAAGCGGTAAAAACTCGGTCTACTGGTGCAACCTGAACGAAGAAAGCGCGCTTCTTGCGTCACTGGACAAAGACGCCGTAGAGATCATCGGCGGCATGAGCATCGACAAGAAGGAAGCGATATTGGTCGATTTCGCACGCGGCAATATCGAACGCCTGATTACCAAGGCAAAAATGACGTCTATGGGGTTGAACTGGCAGCACTGCCAGCATACTGTCTACTTCCCCACTTGGAGCTACGAACAGTACTACCAAGCGGTGCGCCGTTTCTGGCGTTTTGGTCAAAAGAAGGCCGTTACCTGCGACTTGGTTATCAGTGATGGCCAAGAGCGCGTTATGGAAGCGCTGCAACAGAAAACACAGAAAGCAATTGAGCTTTACGGCAATCTTGTTGCTAACGCTAACCGCGATTTCAGCATGACCGTTAAAGGCTACGACAAGGCAGTGCAACTGCCAAAATTCATCTGAGGGGAGTCATCATGGTAAAAGATCAAATCCACACCGAAAGCTACAGCATCTACAACGGCGATAATATGGACGTACTGCCAACCTTGCCTGATTGCTCGGTTGACCTGTCAATTTATAGTCCTCCATTTTGTGGTCTGTACCAATATTCCAGCGACCACCGCGACATGAGCAACTGCGAAACGCGCGAGCAGTTCCTGATCCAGTACGAGTTCATGGTCAAGGAGATTTCACGCATTACCAAGCCTGGGCGCATCACCGCCGTGCACTGCACAGACGTGTTTGATAACGACTGCAACCTTTGGGACTTCCCTGGCGAGATCATCAAGATTCATCAGCGCAACGGTTTTCAGTTCCGCTGCCGACAAGGTATCCGCAAAGAGCCGCTAAAGGTTCGGATGCGCACAATGGTTAAGAGCCTGATGCATAAGTTAGTTGTCGAGGACATGACAAAGTGCTTCTCGGCAATGCCTGACTACGTCCTGATCTTTACGCGCAAGGGCGAAACCGAGGTACCGGTAACTCACGACTTCGGCCTGACTGAGTTTCCGTATTTTGGCGAGCAACCAATCCTGCCCCACTTCCTTGGCGCTTGGAACAACGCAGAAGACAACCCACGCATGGATACCTGTGAACAGCTTTGGGATTACCTGAACACGAAGTACGCGAACCACAAAGACCCCAAGACTAACAAGCTGAGCCACTACACATGGCGTCGATACGCGGATGCTTTCTGGGACGACATTCGAATCGACAACGTTCTGCCATTCCGAGACAGCAAAGAAGATGATGACGAAAAGCATGTCCACCCGCTTCAATTGGACGTTATCGACCGTCTGGTATACATGTACAGCAACAAAGGCGAAACCGTTCTAACGCCGTTTATGGGCGTTGGCTCTGAGGTATACAGCCCAGTAAGCCTTGGCCGTCGCGCTATCGGTGTCGAGCTGAAAGACAGCTATTTCAAGCAGTCGCGCATTAACTTGGATCTGGCCGATAAGCGATTCGATCAAGTCGCCAAGCCTGAACAAGAAAGCCTGCTGTAAATCCAAACGCCCGCCCCGGCGGGCAACTCACTAAGGGAATGAAATTGATCGAACTAAAACGCATTGGCGACCACAATCTACCGCTGCCAAGCTACGGCAGTGATGGCGCGGCAGGCCTGGACTTGTCGGCAAAGCATAACCAGACGATATACCCAGGTCAGCGGGTCATGATTGATACCGGGTTTGCTTGGCACATTTGGCCGGGCTATGTTGGCATGATCCGACCGCGATCTGGATTGGCAGCCAAGCATGGCATCGACGTTCTGGCTGGCGTTATCGACTCGGATTTTCGCGGCGAGGTTCGCGCCATGCTTATCAATCACGGAGATGCAACGGTTGTGATTAAAGCAGGCGACCGCATCGCCCAAATGGTCATTCAGGAATACGCGCGCATGAATCCGGTAGAGGTTGAGGAATTGACCGACACGGCGCGTGGTGATGGCGGGTTTGGGTCTACAGGCAATTAAATAAACGAAGGGGTGACACATGAGCGATACAGTAAAAATTAAGATCACGGTAGAGACAGGCTTTGCAGGTGCTACTCACACGGACTACGACGAGGTAGACCGCGAAGACTGGGAGGCAATGACCGAGGACGAGCGGGACGAATACCTTGACGAAGCAGCAGTCACATTGCGCGACAACTACGTTTACTGTAATGCGCACGTGATCGAGTAGCAGCCCGCGATAAGCCCGCCAATGCGCGGGCTTTTTATCGCCAAAAATATATTGACGCCGTGCGCCGTTGGTATATATTCACCACACGAACAACGCCAAGAGGGGCAAAACAATGTCAAAGCAAGAACTCGCAGCACTGATCCAGCAAGCCACAGCGGCGCACGTCAACCAAGGCGGCGCTATCAAACAATGCGCGCCGGGCGATACTGCCGTGCGGTTAGTGCCGCGCGACCTTTGGCGCTGCGAGTGCGGTTGCCATGGCGACTACACTGACCATTCAATGCGCGCTGGTGAGTCTGGCCGATGCTCATCAATCGTTATTTGCTGAGGTTTGCCATGCGCACACAAGCCACCAAGCACACACAAAAACAGCTCGCATATCTGGCTTACTGGCAGCAGCGCGGCTACACATTCGGGCGCAATGACGTGATCCCGGAAAGCACGCTGATTCCGCCGCGCCAATGGTACGTTTCCAAATGGTACGACTTCGCCGTCACTGCGGTGGCGTTGGTTGTTATTTTTTCTGCGATGAAGTGAGGGGAATATGAACAAAGAACAGAATGCAGCGCTGGACGAAATACGGGCAGAGTTCCCGCTATTCGATGACGCAGACCTAGACCAAGAAAAGCACCACTGCGAATGGTCTGTGCAGCATGATCGCAAGCGGCTGAATGCGTTGCTGGATACGCTGCAGGCCCGCGCCCAGTTAGCCAGTGACGGTATGTGCAATGCGGATAACCCGGCCAACCGCTGCATATGCCGTGAGGAATTCGGCTATCGCGTTTGCGTGTCAGCCAGCGACGTGATGCAGGTGCCGCGTGCGTTGCTGGAACTAATCGAGAGCAGCTGGCGCGTACCTAACGGTCTGCCTAAAAGCGTACCGGATCATGTAGAGACAAAGATTACTGGCGGCTTGGCGCAACTCCGCGCCCTGCTGAATGGTGGCCGGGTATGAGCGGGGTGAAGCGGTACGACTGCACGAATGGTGGCGCTAGCTTTTGCCAGGGCTGCTACACCATGACTGAGTGCGAGCTTGGTGATTACGTCAGCTCAGAAGACTACGACACCCTCCGCACCGCCAACCAGCGGCTGCGGGAGGCGCTGGAGCTGATTATGGAAATGCAGTTGCGCGGTTTTATTGTTCTTGGCGAAAAGGCCACTGGAAAAGCAAACGCCGCCCTGCGCGGCAACGGGGTGATGTATGAGTAACTGCAAATGCAGCATGGCAATCCGTGTGAACGGCGACGGATGCCGCTACTGCCAGCCGCAAGAGTACATTGATAAGCTTTCTGAGTGGCTTGAAGAAAGTCGAGCAGAGGTTATGGCGTATGAGGAAAAGATAGCCGCCCACTCCGCCGAGCCTGTGCAGGGTGAGGCGGCTGCTTATATTCCGGTTGACCGCGAAACGGGCGAGCATTGGCACCCTGTCAAACGCAAAGGCAGCGGCCATTTCTGCGACTATATCCCGCTCTACACGGCAGCGGCCAAGCCTGACGCTGAGCTGTTGGATTTGCTGCGGCAATGCCTTGACGCAATGCGCGCGCCGTACAGCGACACGCGGCTTATGGCCCGCATCGACGCCAAACTATCCGAGGCAAACAAACCATGACCCAAGCTACCTACAAACTAGGC